AGGGGTTTCTTGAATGGGTTTATAACCCCCATCAGAAATGGCGTTTGACACTTCTTCATCAGGCACATCCATTACTGCGCCATCTGGAGCTAATAATTGCTGAGTCATTTATCTTCCCTTAGGGGATTCGTGAAGGGTTCCATAAACCTTATTATTTATACCTATGCCAGTAACCTGTTGCTGAGGTTGCTGAGTTTGCTGAGTCGGCCGACCTACTGGAGTTAAATCTGCTTTTATGTCTGCTATACGTTGATCAGCTTGTGTATTTATGGTTGAGAGATGAGCTCGTTTTCTATTAAACATATCTGTTCTCAACCAATCAGCTTTACCGGTATAGGTATCTTGTCCCATTTTGATTTCTGTATCATTTATTCTCGTAGACCCCGTTTGCATTTTTGGATAATGAAGTGTGCCCTGATCTATTAGAGAATCAAGTTTAGCTCTGTCTTCCCAACTCATTGTTCCAGGTTTATTATAGAGCTGCATAATTTCCGCATTTATTCTCTTTATTTCATTTGCGGAATGAAAGGCTGTAGCAGCTTCTTCGGCTCTCTTTGCGTCTGGAGCTAAATATTGCTGACCATCAATCGTTACAGCTCTCTCTGTTAGTTTATCAGCGTCTGGTGTGACAACGCCAATCTTTGAGTTAAACCTCATTAGTTCTGGATATTTAGCAGCAGCAACTTCTGGATCCATTCCAGAAGAAATGTCTTTCTGAAATGCATTTTCTTGACGTTTAGCATTTAGAACATATGATGGAGCAAGACCTCTTTGAATCAACTCTTTGTAATATGGATCTTGCCAAGTTTCATTATTTGCAGTTTCAGCATCAACGCCTTTTTCCAAAATGAACTTGTCGGCGGTCTCAGACCTGTGTTTCTCTAATTCGCGTATTCTCTTTAGTTCTGATTGCTGAGATGCTACTTGTATATTATAAAGAGCATTTCTGGTCTGTTGTTGTTTATCAGTAATATCTTGAATACCTATAAGAGCATTTTGTCTTACGACTTGACTCTGAGTTGTAGCGGCAGCTGCCGATAAGTCAAGTTTGACCTTTTCATAAGCGCCCTGTCTAAATGTATTCTGCCATGTCTGATTGTGTAACTCTCTATTGAAAGCGCTATCATCAAGTTCATGAGTAGATGCTATGGCCTTCCAGTTATTATTGATATTAGCTTTTTGAGCATCTATATCTGCATCAACAGCTCTATTGATAGCCTGCATAGCTGGATTTTCACCTCCCCTACCTTGTAGACCGGCTCCCATTCCGCCAAGAATTATACCAATACCTGCCAGCATCTTGCCGCCGGTTGATTTTGAAGCCCAATAGTGATTCGGGTCTACATGTTGAGCCTGCGCCTCTGCAATTTTAGCACGTAACTCTGTGTCTCTTTGGTCAGCAGTCTCCGTGGCTTGAGCCATAGCCTGTTTGCTACCAAGAGATAATTGTAGATTGATGTTTTGTTTATGAATATCTTCTTGTGCCCTATTATACTCTTCTGAACCCTTAGGCGAAGCTGCTAAACGCTGCTTTGCATTAGCCATATTCTCTAAAGCTTTTGCTTGTAAATCTTTGTCACCATTTATGTATACATCTTGCTCTTTAGCAGCATCTGCCGCAATCTTGGCTTCTGCTTCTGCGCCTTTACCCTGCATTTCAGCAAGTTGGGACGTAATAAGTTTACGCTCTTCGCCACTTTTCATCTGCTCTTGAAGATAACCTTGCGTAGATAATGGCGTTGCTGGAGGCGCTGGCGCATCTGTTCCAATAACATTTAGCGATGTTGCTGTTGGTGGATTACCAGTAATTGTAGTTTCTGGAATAGTAGTAGGGGCAGCAGGGGTAGTAGGGGTAGGTGTAGCAACAGGGATCTGTTCGTCTGTATTATATTGTGCCATTTCTTTTATACTCCGTTAAACTTTTTGCTAACGAGTGCAGTAATTCTCGATTCCAACGCCTGAGCCTTATGATTTAGAAGAGCTAAAGCTGCCCATTGAGCACCTGCCATCTTACCATAATCCACTACTTTTGTTCCATCTGGCCTTTCTGATACTGCCGTTTTACCAAGATGAGTCGATTCTATTTCTTGAGCCATAGGTGAGATTCTTCGACCCTCTCCATTAGCTTTATCTTTGTATTCATAAGAGTATATACCAAGTGCATCTAAGAACGCTTGCAGTTCATTTTGCCCCGAGGTGATATTTGTTTTGGCATTCACATCAGATACTGTTGTGGGAACATTGCTATTGGGTAAAGTATATCCGGGCATTTGATTACTGTAGAACGAACCAGACTGTGCCTGATATGGGCTATCAACATTTGTAGTGTTGAAATATGCTGAAATACCGTTATTATCATTAGAGAAGTCTGAACCTTGTTCGCCTGGTGGAAGATTTGCTGGATTACCCCACGGATTTGGTTGTTGATATCCACCTAAACTTGAAAGATTACCTGATGGAGAAGTTCCAGAATTTACTTTACCCTGTCCAGAACTGGACGTATTGTTATTACCATACATCTGCCCTGTGCCATAGCCACCACCATTACTGGCCTGATTGTTCATGGTTCCATTACCGCCGCCCTGATTATAGACAGCCTGAGAGCCCATTCCGCCTTGATTATATCCATTAAGGCCTGCCGGACTGCCAGCGCCAACCCCATTACTTACCATGCCTGCATAGCCATTCTGACCGAACCCTTGGAAACCGGCTTGTGGACCAGCGCCCTGTTGCCCGAAACCATTCATGAATTGGTTATTAGAGCCGGCGCCAGTCTTATTGAGAGCTGACATAAAGTTTTGGACTGATTGTGGATTGTTATTCTGAACGCTTTGCTCCACCGATTGTCCAACCTGTGGTGCATAGCCTTGTGCTTGTCCAAAATTTGGATTTGCTCCCCAACTCTGTTGAGCACCAAGTTGTTGATTATTCTGCTGTTGTGGTTGATATTGCTGCGCCATCTGGCCATTGACCGCTTGCGGAGGCGGCCTAAAGTTATTCTGTTGTTGTGGCTGATTATTAAGCCCCATACCAGGGGATGTTTGCCCCATAGGCTGCCGTCCAAGTTGAACAGATTGCTGAGGTGCTGAGACTGGACTTTGCTGCATATTATTAGCCATCCATTGACCATTTATAAACGGCATATTATCGATTACCTCTCTTATTGAGAATATTTGAATAGACACGAGTCAAAAAGTCATCCATCTCTTTCTCGGCCTTTTGAATATGAAACTTTGCTCTAATATCAGAAACTGTTGGCATCTGCATAGGCTGTGCTTGTGGTAGCTGTATAGTAGACTGAGTTTGTGGCGCCATTTGCATTTGCGCAGTCTGTGTAGGCTGAGCCTGTTGTATTTGAGTAGGTGTTTGAACGCCTATTTGACCACCGCCCAACATGCCTGGAGTCGTTTGAGAAGCAAATAGGGCATTATATACGCTACCTGGAATAATTGTAGACGGCGCTGATGTTGGAGCAGATGGAGAATTTAGCGCAGCCTGTTGGCCCTGTTGAAACGCCTTCATTGCGTTGCCCATCTTTTGCGTCCCCGTTAGCTGTATTTTTGTAGGTTGGTATGGATTAGCGCGGTTTATATCGCCAGTAGAGGCTGCGCCAGAGGCATCGCCAGTAGAGGCTGCGCCAGAGGCATCGCCAGTAGAGGCATCGCCAGAGGTTGTGTCAGAGTCAGAAGGTGCCGTAGATGACGATGTATCAGAATTCCCTTGAGACATAATCCCAGATGTTATTGAACCCAAGAGACCGCCACTATTACTGCTGTCAAAATCCATATCCATATCATCCATGATTTTTCCCTTAGGCCATTGCGGCCATGCCCATACCCATTGCGCCCATTATGCCGCCGCCAACTCCCTGAGCTGCTTTAGCTGCATTCTGATATGCACCAGATTGAATACCAGCTGCGCCCAACTGTTGCTGAACGCCTAATTGCTGTCCAGCCATTTGCCCCTGATACTGATTGTTATTGGCTTGTGAAAGATTATTCAGATACTCATTGTATTGCTGAGCATTGAGTTGGTTTTGTGCCTGTTGTGCCGACAGATTGCCAAGAGCCATTTGCTGTTGGTTAGCCGCATTCTGCATTGTGAATTGATTGAGTTGGCTTTGATTCTGAAGGCCAGCTTGCTGATAAAGGCCAGCTTGAGCCTGATCCATGGCATTACCTTGTCCAGCATTATATTGAGAATTTTGCTGCGAGAGTTGAGCCTGAGCTAAGTTTTGTGCATTGATTGCTGATTGGTTGGCAAGATTTGTTTGCTGACCAAAACCGGCATTTGCCAAATTAGCTTGTTGGGATAGATTTGCCTGCGTTCCGGCAAAGTTCTGAGCTTGCTGATTCATACCAGAAAGTAGACTTCCATAACTTTGTTGTGCGCCAAGCTCTTCTTGCGTTCTACCTAATACGGCCTGTTGCGCAGCCTGTTGTTGTGCCGTTGCACCGGCTGATGCCGCAGCCATTTGTGCTTGAGCTGGATTGGAACTACCTCTTTGAGAACCAAGCATAGCCATTTGGTTCTGCAAATTCTGACCTGCCTGTTGCTGGGCTGTAACTTGAGCCACAGAAGGCCCCATGCCTTGAGCCTGTAGAGCTAATTGCCCGGCCAATCCCTGCTCTTGGCCGAAGGTTTGATTATATTGGCCAGCATTCATCTGAGCTGCTTGGACACTCGCAGCATTCGTTGTAGCCGTTGGACCTACCGTAGACCCCTGAGATGAGATGGTTGGTCCCATCTGGGCGCCACCGTAAGTTTGTGCTTTACCGAGGGTCGCTGCTTGGCCTTGTGGCGCTGTTCCGGTCGTAGCGCCAAGCATGTTGCTCATGCCTGTATTCCAGTTTTGAGATTGATCCCCTACTGGATTCATAAAAGATTGCTGATTGATATTATAGGTAGGGACCTGATATTGACCAGTGCCCAATATACCAGGCGAAGAGCCGCTGCCAAAAATACTTGAAACAACTGAACTCATTTATAACGCCCTTCCAAAAGATTTGTAATTAGACTTATCGGTTTTGAATCCATGCTTTTCAGCTAACTCTACAACCCTATCATATTTAGTGTTACTCATAATGAACTTATACTTCTGTTCTTTAGCATATTGTAACACATGTTTTATTAGAAGATCAATAGCTTTATCACTCACTTCTTCAGTTGCTTCTTTGTCACGGATCAAACATTCGATGAAGCACATTTTAGAATTAGTCTCATATAAGAAGAGCGCGGCTATGCCATCTACGATAAACCCAGTTTCTGGTAGGGCCTCTCTTATAGATTCGGAAATATTCCATTGTTTGAACCAAGAAATGAGTTGCCTCTCATATAAGTCATTTCTTATTAGGTGATAAAAATTATCGACCACCATCATCATTGGGCACCCACCTTCTTTGTAGCCGGCATACGAACACCAAGAGGCATCTGGCCTAATTCAAAAAGAAGACTGGAAATAGTATAACTTTCATAGAATGAACCAGTTTGCACATCAGAGAACCTCATTCTAAAACTTGTGCATTTCTGTCTTGGGAAATTGACTTGGAAGATATATGGCTCATACGTTCCGCCCCATGGGGTAGAGTCGCCAAAGTAACCGTCTGAACCCCACGTATTTGAACCCACAGTGGCGGACGCATCTATTGTGGCCGAAACAGAGAATGTAGAGTTGAAATCATAACCTATATCTACTTGAAGACTATGTGGAGATTTATAGGTTCCAAGCAGATATGCCCTAAAGATTGACTGATATCCAAGTATCTGCGAGTATGATATCCATGGAGTAACAAGTTCTAACTGATAGCCTGCCTGATTGCCGTTCAATATGCCATCATAGAAGTTATTCTGATTCTGAACGTATACGTTGCCATTAGCCTTCACAAAAGCGAAGTTACCATTGAATACAATACCGTCTGTAGCATTATGATTCGTCCATGTGCACCACTGATTGATGAAATAGTCATAGACCATAGCATCGCCATCATAAGTGGTAAAGATAATTTGGCTGCTATTTTGGTCAGCCACAGCAGAACTTACCTCGTGTTTTAGAGCGATATCATCTACAGGTGAACCAATATAGGTTGGAGCCGCAACACTTCTCGGTATCATCCAAATCCCTTTATTTGGCGTCTGAAACATAATGCCGGCGTCATAAAATACTATGGAGTTTGGATTAGTGCAGCCGACCGATTTTGTAATCAACTGTGGGTCTGGGAATACATCTCCGCCGCCTTCGTCATTGGGGCCATCTCCAGATAGCAGATAGATTGCTGATTCTTTGAATATGATCAAACTTTGGTCCATAACTGCGAGAGCCGTTATTCGGCCTCCAGTTTGAGCGATTGAGATAGTTAGAGCGGCAGAAAACTCTGCTGGCATTGTATTGAAATTAGTATTGTTGACCCTGTTTTTAGAGAACCATATTAGGTTGGGATCTTCAAGACCAGATACCATAACCCTATCTTGATAAAGTGTAATCATCGAACAAGAAGGTGGGGCGGCATTATCCACAATTCCGCCAGTTGTATATAGTGTTTGATTACCAGCTATATCTATATCTGCCGCGGCATCTTCAAACAATACTGTATCAGCAAATGGATCATTCTGTAGTGGAGCTAATTCTGACGTAACCTCTTGAAATGTAACAGCATTTACCTGTGTTCTATATATCTTGATAACTACATTCTTCTTAGCAGTAAGTCTGAGTGTTGGTATCACAAGGGCAACGCTATCGTTCTGAATAGTAGTAACAGTAATTGCACCAGAAGTCGTACTGTATTGGATTTGTCCAAACTTGTCGCTCCAAGCATATACAACTTGATACTGATATTGTCCAGCAGATAATGCGCCACCACCTCCATTTGGATTTGCAATTATGTTTTCTGGAAATAGGTGAAAGTTCTGCTCTACAACAGAAGTGCCATCATAAGATTGCAGAATGCCGCCAACAAATAGAAGATTGTTGAGAAAGGTTACAGAATTGAACTTATTTACATCAGTAAAGTCAGTTTTGGTTGAATTGACTCCAAGAAGTGTAAAGCTGGTATTATCTTCAGATATGAACTGACCTTTAACAAGGTTCGGCCACATGAAGATACCTAATTCTGGCTGAGCAACTTCGGCAAGCATCGCGTTGGTTCTCAATCCACCGCCAACTTGAGCATTAACTTTTCCAACAATAGTAAACGATGGTTGTGTAAGAAAGACAGTGAAATAAGTAGACTGATAGTTTGATTGATGAACGATGTTTAGAAAAAGTTGATTATTATAGACAAATGGTTTTGTAGCAATACCTACTGATCTTAAAGAACCCACATCGGTAATTATGCCAGTCCATGATACTATTTTTGATATAATATATGTATTATAAGACTGAGCAGCATTGACTTCATATATGACTTGAACAAAACCTGGATTAGTAGATTCTATAGAGGCAATGTTTGTAATTACGAGATCATTACTTATCTGATATTTCTTATAGGGATATAATGAAAGGGAAGGGTTAAGCCCACCAACTTGAATAGAGGTCGCTCCAGATGCGGTTTGTCCCCAAGATACCCATCTAATGTTTGCAGAATCCAATGTTATGGAAATGCATGATATTACATCAAATAATGCGATTGTAGTGAAAGTGTACAGCTGTGTAATTGAGCTATCTATTCGAAATACGTTTAGGTTCTGAACGCTGCCATCAGTCTGTGTATAAGCAATGTAACAATAACCATCAACTGCACTAATTGTAGCATCATAAGTAAAATTAGTCATCATGCAATCAGATATTAACGCTATTTGAGTAGACAATATCTGTGGATTACGTGGATTTATTGTAACATACCAGAGAGAGTTGGCTCCATCATAATAGAAGATGTAGAATAAGTTATTGAATATTAGTATTTTGGGCTTAGTTCCGACGTTAGAGATCTGTTTGTCAGAAATTACATATGCATTGGTATTAGTATCTATGACCGAATACCTAATGCCACCACGAGTATCTTCCCAGGCATATAGTTCAATACCTAATAGATAATTGGCATCGGGATTGATCTGCTGCGCGGTGTCCATTCGCAGTATCTGATTATTCTTATTGATTAGAGATATTGCTAGACCTCTATTAACCCAATTGTTATTACTTGATATGTATGTATAGATATTACTATTATCAAATAGATTTAGTTCATCATTATAATTATCTATAGCTACTGCCGAGGTAATGTTTGAGCCATCACTTACCTGCTTCGACAGAATGTCATACCCTGGACGCTTATTGAGTTGGCCTATTTTACTGAATTGAGCATTCTTTAACTCCAACAGCGCTGGTGGCTGAAGTTGAAGCGCATCAGTTTTGCTATTGATCCCACCTTGAAATGAAAGTGGAACAGTAGTGGGTTGAAGAAAAGCCATTGGATTAGATGCTCCAGGCTTGAGATGTGATGTTGGTGAAATTACATATTGGAGACATATATATGTTTCCAGCTGCAGCCGCAGCGCCAGTTTCATCATTAATCAAAATGAAATACTCGTTGGTAGAGTTGTTGATTACATTATTCTCTGTGCACGTAAAGGTCATTGTATGTAGAGTTCCATTACCAGAGCCACCACCATATTGAGCGGCACTTAATCCAGTCTTATCAAAATATTGGGGATTAACAGTGGCAAGAGTGCTATATACGCCAGTAGCTGGATTTACTGTATAAGCAGTAATAGATGGAGTAGTTGCTGGAAGATGAGCGGTTGGAACATAGAAAGATACTGCAATTGTATTTAGAGTAGCACCATTATGAACTCTTAGTAATGGAACATACCAGATTGATGATATTTGGCCAGACACAACTCCAATATATTGTTGAGTCCAAACGCCAGCATATGAGTACCCGCCCGATACTGGACTGATAATGTTTCGAGTTTGAGCACCCATGAATGTAGCTTGAGTGTACATCTTGAATATGGCGCCAGAGTTTACCGTTGTAGTTGAACCAGATAAGAATGATGTACCAGAACCAGATTCAAAAGTAGTTATTCCATAATTATCTAATAGGCCATTGTTAACAAGTTGGCCATTACTAAGAGTAAGTATTGCACCACTATAAAATGTGAGATTGTCTCCAGAAACATAGCTTGTCTTGTCATATGGCATCGCGCCCCAATTTGAGGCGCCATTACTAACAACCATAGTGGCTTGATATGGCGTATTTAGGGCAAAACTGCTCCCACCATCCATAGTATCACCATTGGTCCGCACGGTAATGTTGTGAGTTGTTGCTGAGCCTGCAACATCTTTGATGATAAAGAACCTACCAACGCCTACAGAGGCCGCCGTTGGAAGGGTAATTAACACCGTTCCAGTAGTAGAATTGACATTGATCAAATTGAATGTAGCTGTAGGGCTAATGGTAAGATTGGTTGACAGTGCAAAAGAACTATAATCAATTCCAATAGTTACAGCAAGAACAGAACCAGCAGTTATTGGAATCGCTGTTCCATCTGTATTGTTGTAGTATAGATTGCCGCCATCTACATATAGGCAGCCAACATCACCAGTTCCAGATAATACTACAGGCTGAGAGGTAAACCTAGTAGAACGTATCTGAGTTAAGTTATTAGATTGGCATGAAACATCTGCATTGATGTTCAAACCAGCAGCAGGTATTTGATATCCATCGAGGTTGGCTACACCAGTATGAGTCAAATTACTCAATGTATTCAATGCGTTAGAGATTTCTGTAGCATATGCCGGACCGGGCTCTGTGCTTGGCACGGGAACTGAGATACCTGTTACTGGATTAATTACTGGCATTAGAATACCTCAATATCGACCACGACAGTATTAGCCGTCCATAGCCATAGTGTTAGATTAGGTGAAGGGTTGTTGTCTTGTGTGTCCCAGATTGTCGCCTCGGCTCTTTGTCTAATTATCTTCCAACCTTGTAGCTTACGATTGAGTAGATGATTAATTGTATTTCTTTGTCCAGAAATAAGGGTCACGTTAGATAATATAACGCTATCATTCTGTATTTTACTAATCATTGGATTGATTGAGTCGGCCGCTGCCTGCTGTAGCGAATTTATAACTTTGAGCAAAGCCTCTGGGGAAGTAAACTCGTTGATACTCAGAATGCTTTTCTTGAATTGCTTAAACATGTTCTAAAAATTATCCCAGCCCCACGGCACACCAAAGTCATTGTTGTTGAAACGAACGTTAGCCATACGTTTAGGCGCAGAAGCATCTCTATTTTTCATGGCATTGCGAATGCGTAGCTGTAATGCATTTTTCTCTGCTAAGAAGCCGGAGGGATCTAAGTTTTGCTTATTGAGACATTTGATACAACAATCCACTACCGCATATTCTACCCAAGATTGTGTGTCCATTTGGATTGAGAGTGTATCAGTTAGTTCAACAAGCGGAACATATTTGGGGGTATACCATACCTGATAGATACCGCCTGCCTGCATCTGCGGCATAATCATTATCTGATTACCTTGAAGACGATAAGAGAGACCGGTCTTATATGGAATGAGAATATTTGTTAGACCAGAGCGCTGCCTATTTCTTTCCGGCATTTGGAATGGGTATAGCGTTAGCCAATACGTTCCATTCTGTTCTTTGTTTAGCTGATAGTCCACACCACGAAGTTTATAGAACTGGGAGGGAACCGGGAATGTATTAGACGTTCCATCAGTAGGTATAACTGCTTGAAATGTTTCAACATTATAGTCTTCATAGTCTGTGACAAGAATATCATCCAGTTCAGCGAGTGATGAATTGATGTAAATAGTAAGTTCAGAATCGATAACAACGTAGTTATTCTCTAAATGGGCGCGATAACGAATCAACTGGATGATATCTGCTAACGTTGTTGCCATGTGTAAAGACCTCTCTTATATGCGATAATATTAGCATAACGGCCCACAACAATATTGCTATGGGCCGTGTATGTATATGCTAATGCTCACATTACTTATCTAATGCTTCAAATACTTCTTGAAGCAAAGACGCAAGCTGTCCAGCATCTTTCGACTCAATAGCAGCAAGCATCTCTTCTGCTATTGTGTGAATGTGCTCGTCTAGTCCCTCGTCATCAGTATCTGCATCTGGTGATTCTGCCATCGGATCGTGCTTAGCTTTACCTTTCTCTGCCAAGGCATGTCCAATTAGTATAGCCAGTCCAGGTTTCTTGCTAGAATCTTCCATTAGAGCGACATTTTCTTTAGAATTAGATGGAAGCAGAAGCTTGACCCACTAGGTAGGTCGACTATAGAAGCCGAATAAAGAACGTGTAGAGTAATTGTAGGCAGAGTAGACGATGATGCCGTTGGAGTTGCTCCAACTGTGTACGCTGCTACTGCAATTGTATATCCATCTGCTCCAATTGGAGTAGCATAACAATACTTTAGACTATTCCAAGCGTCTGAAAGCGCAATAACATATACGCCTGTTGAAGAACGAGTAATACCAGAGATAACGCCCGATGGTTGGGCTTTGAATGATGGTGTACCAGAACCGTCGACAATAGATACTAGACCTGAAGTCTCCCATGATTCTGGAATGTCTGTGAAAATTTGATTATAACCGAATGGCATTGTATTATTTACCTTTATCTTTGGAGTGGGTTTGGGTCATGGATTTATGGGGGTCCAAACTGCATTTTCTTCGATGTATTTCAAATTAAAGAATTTGCAGTTTGCACCCATCCATAACCCTGTTTGGTTAGCAAGCCATCGTGATATTGTGAGCTGGAACACGGCATACTAGATTGCCCATAGAGAAGAAACGAATTTCCATACCATCGGCAGTAGCCTGACGCAACCATGTGTTTCCATCGAGATTGAACATCTGAACTGGGTCGCCTACATGCGTATATGCCCAAGTATCAATGTTTAGACCGAACATTCTATTTGAGGGGCAGTTACGGTCTGGGATAACTAGCACTGGACCCTTGGGTGTAAGAACTTGTAGGCCATCGAAAGAGATATCTGGATTAACCTCTTCTATGATTGTAACTTTGGCTGACTGGCTCTTTAGAAGCTGAGCATATTTGCTAAATGGAACGAAGAAGTGGGTTAGCTTACCACCAGTCTTTGCAACGTTGTTTGCCGCGGTAATGAATGCGTCTTCGACTGCCATGCTAGACGCGTCTAGCCAATTGCCTGCCAAACGTTGCGGGTCGACTGTTCGTACAACTCCCAAGAACGAACTTGCCGACGGACCACCGAAAGGTATCCAAGCCTGGATGCCCTGCATGCCCAAAGCTTTATCACCACGACCGAATAGGTAATAACCAGCTGCGCATGTTGGAATGCCGTCTACTGAATCGGTTACCGCACATGCTACGCCTGCGGCCGTACCTACTTGGATGGTGTTTGCGGTGCGGTCAACAGCGATGACAAAGAGGCCGTGTGCGCCACTACCGTAGGCTGCAACGGTCGTTGACCCGGTGCTACCGTCGTCCGCGGCTGCGTCCAATTCCATTTGGACTTCAAAGTTTAGAGCCTGATCTGGCGATGCAAATGTAATGACTGAGCTTGAAGCTCCGCCGATAGTTCCAATAACACCTAGTGCCTCACCGCCATTGCCATACATTGAATGGGCTTGTGATAGACCAAGATTGCGCACTGCGTCATCGGTAGCTAGAGTGATAATCTCTGTAAATGCGCCACGGTCACCTTTGGTCTGCAGAACTGCTTCTGTAGAAACAGTAGCGAGTTGGTAATTGGTTACGCGGGGAACGACAAAGTCATAAGCCCGTTCCGAGGTAATGGCACCACGTGCTTGAGCTTGTGCGAAATTACGGCTACGACCTTGCGATGAGCCGATTACCACTGGATGGACGAAGTGACGACCGGTTACATTACCGATTGCTTCTGTCTTGGACATACGAGCCCAAAGTGGATTGTCAATATATGTTTCATTGACCAATGCACCATCATCATAATACTCTTTTAGAAGCGCGTCAATTGTGAGAGAAGTGTTACCTGTTGCCATGATATTTGCCTTTGGATATGTGTAAATTGTTGATATCACTCAGCATTAGTATCATCATTACGCGGCAACTAATAAACAAGTTGTGCCTATAAATAAACTATTTAATGGTAGAACGATGCTTGTGTCGTGAACTACCTCGCCCTAAAGGGGTGGGGCTTCTGGAGGGACAACAGATGGTTGTCCACAAGGCTCGTTCCGAGCCCTCATAAAGTTATCTCATTATTGATATTATCTGCGGCCAGCTGTAGGTGAGGCCTGGTACGAAAGTCGGCTGGCCGGCCCTTGATACCGGGGCGAGAGGTGTTAAGTTGTAGGTGCGGGACATGCGACGTGATGCTCGCACGTTTCGTGTAAGTAGCCTAAACTGGAGAATGGTCTCTGGTTTGGGCTATTTCTCTTTTATCTGTATAGTACTATTTTTAATATGGTGCATGATGGATATTTGGGGATCGATGATATTATGGGCTCTACTGATTCATGGATGGTGGTGAGGGGCTTAGGGGCTCTACCGATTCATGTATTACCTACGGGTTTTTTAGAGAATTAAATGAATCTTTTTGACGGAATTAATTATCTTTCCAAACGGGTCTGTTTTAGATCGAACTGTCAGATTCTTCGGATATAAGGTTTCTCGGAAGGTGTGCGGCGATAGGGTACTACTTACCGATGGATATTTGGGGATCGATGATATTATGGGCTCTACTGATTCATGTATTACCTACGGGTTTTTAGAGAATTAAATGAATCTTTTTGATGGAATTAATTATCTTTCTAAACGGGTCTGTGTTAGATCGAACTGTCAGATTCTTCGGATATAAGGTTTCTCAGAAGGTGTGCGGCGATAGGGTACTACTTACCGATGAATATTCTGGGCTCTACTGATTCATGGATGGTGGTGAGGGGCTTAGGGGGCTCTACTGATTCATGTATTACCTACGGGTTTTTTAGAGAATATATACCGTCTTCGTTTTTCACATAATTCTTGCTTTTACAAAATAGGCGGAGCGGTGGAGATAATCAGCAGAGACTGACCGTATCAGCAGAGGCAAAGAGAACGCAGTGTATGCTAACCGTATCAGCAGAGGCAAAGAGAACGCAGTGTATGCTAACCGTATCTGTTTGAAGTAAGTATAATCAGGTAGAGACTTACCGTATCAGCAGAGGCAAAGAGAACGCAGTGTATGCTAACCGTATCTGTTTGAGGTAAGTATAATCAGGTAGAGACTTACCGTATCAGCAGAGGCAAAGAGAACGCAGTGTATGCTAACCGTATCTGTTTGAGGTAAGTATAATCAGCAGAGACTTACCGTATCAGCAGAGACAAAGACCGACTTCATTTAATTGGAGCCGGTCTTTTTTTTTCACAGAGCCATTACTCGCTTCTTGCGAGCCGACCTATCCAGCGATGAGGTTCTTTGACCCGTGGCTACTGGTACCGGTGATTTTGCCCCCTGCCATGTTTGCTGTGGCTTCTCGCCCAGTTGCGTTGGTGATGCCTCGGCGGCCGGAGGTTCTTCTTTGAAATGATCTTTGAACTTAGAGATCTGCTTGATCTTCTCAATAGATGAGAGAACCTCTTTTTCCAATTCCGATTCATACTCTGCCGCAACATCTGCTGGATTCAATTCTTCATTGAACTGTAGATAATGCGAGTTCATAATGTCATAAATTAGTTTAGCAGAGGTATCTTTGTTTTTGAATAATAGCGGATACTGTTCTTCATTAGAGATAGCGGGAAGTATCTTACTTGAGATATAGTTTAGCTTAATCATCTCTGACTGATAATTAGCGGCCTGTTCCCTTTCTTTTTGTCTTTCTTGCTCATATTGTTTGAGCCTATCTTCCACCGTAGGCTCTGGAACCTTTGCGGCTTCATTGGGAATTGAGAATTGCTCATTCTGCAAACGACGGAGAAAATCCATTGGGTCTTTGCCTAATGCCTTAATTAGTTCTATTGGAGAAAGATCTGCCTTTTGCAAAGCTTCTTGATAGGCATGATTTTTCTTCATTAGCTCTGTAGCCTCTTGCTGTAGCTTAATGGCCTTCTGGTGTTCTTGGTTAGCCCGTTTCATTGCATCCCTACGTTCTTCAGAAGATGGTTTCGCCTCTGTAGTAGGGGAGGTGGCAGGGGGCGTGGTAGTAGTATCTTCTGGAGTTTTCTCAAAGCCAAATAGAGGCTTCTCTGGTCGTTCAAAAGTTACCGCATCTTCTGGCTTGGGAGAAGATTCTGTTACAACCTTGTCGATAATTTTAGCCGGCTCTTGATAGGCCTTAATTACCGTAGACGGAACAGCATTATTGGTTATGATATTTGAGCCCATAGTATTAGTAATCTTTACGGTCATATTATTGTCCCTGAATTAGGTTTTGTGGAGGTGATGCTGACATAGGTGGAGGCTGTGGTGCCTGTTCTGGTGCTGGAGGCAATCCAGGTTGAGGCTGTGCCATTGGAGGCGATAGCATATCTGAACATTCCATGATGAAGTTTCTGACCAATTGTAATCGATCTTCTGGAAGTTCATCTTTGAGAAGACAAACATACACTTGCTGGGCTATTGTTTGCACCAGTTGGAGATTCATTAGAGATTCTGGCCTATGGTATTTACCATCTTCTACCATTTCCGTTAGCCATTTTTCTATGAGCTGAAGATTACCAGTTTGTAGATTTATCTCGCCCTCAAGATCTGGGTCAAGATTTAGCAATTCCATTCCGCGCTCTTTAGAAATCCATTGATTCTGGATGTATTCTGATACTGTCTGAATACGTCCGGCTGGAGTATCTGGAAGCGAAGATGTAGGGAAAGATTGAATATCGAATGGATTGTCTTCGAGATCTACGTCTTTCCAACGAATTTCTTTGAGAACCTTTTTCTCTTGGAAATTGACCGATAGGTCTGGATTCTTTAGGTAAAGGTCTCGTGACATGTCTGTCATAACTCTAGCAACATCGCAGAACCATTGTTCCCAACGATTAGCTACCATTGCGAAACGACCTGTTTCAATGTCTGCTACTTCTCTAATAGCAATGGCAGAATCTACGCCAGCAGGTTTTTGACCAGAAGCCGAAGTTTGAGAAAGTCCAACAATTTGGAAAGCCCATTGAATTAGTGAGTTTAGATGTGCGTAAACTTCTTGAGATAGCGCCGTTGGAGATACGATATGAGGCTCTGTGTTATTGTAGGGAATCATTCGCATAATTGTATTTTCCAGAAGAACATCTTCTGAAACTTGTGACCCATTCTCTACGAAGATAATTGGAATAGCGGCAAGTTCTTGAGCTTGCTGGATCGTTTTGAGAATCTTATTGATTTCTATCTGGATTGTTAGAATCTCTTCGGTAATTGATCGACCAAAATAACCAAGAGGCTTTGGCATCCAGCGAAATGGAATGATAGGGAAGTAACTTTTCTTATATTCTTCTGCAAATAGGGTTGCATTTGCTATTGTAATGCAATGCACACCGTCATTTGCCTCTTTATTTAGTGGAAGGTGCCATGATTCTGTCACCCTAACTACATCAATTACAGAAAGATAGCCCGATTTTCCCTGCATAGCGGCTTGAGCGCTGAGAATATCTTCTACATGATCTGGATATCTCATCATGAGTTCATCTCTTGGAATTAGATTTACCCTATGAAGAGAGCGTGGATTCTGTTTCCATCCATCAAGTTCATCGACTCTAATTTCGTCTGAGAAAACCCATTCTGACTTGATCTTTTTGTCTTCTTCATAAACGCGTAGATAGCCTGTGCCAAGAACTGCTGCGTCTCTAAAGACAGTTTCGCAGTTGACGTATACTTTAGCCTCTTTGAAGAGGGCCGTCATGTATTTAGTTAGGTTGATAGCGCGTTGTTTGAGAAAATAGTCGGTAGCACCAGTTGTAACGAAAGATACTTTTGGTTGGTCTTTAGCTATTTTAGAAGCTACTGCATCAATTACTGATTGTAGAACATTTACTACTACCTTGTTAGAAGACTCTTGTGAGTTGGCGCCTTGACCAATTGACGTAAACCCCAAGGCTTCATAATTTCCATACATTCTTGAAAAACGAAGGTAGGTGAGCCTTCGCCTTGACTGAGCCGTTTCAATTGAGGTTACCCTTGGCTCTACTGTTTTGTGTAGTTGATCTGGCCCTTCTAACCACCAATTTTTGATGTCATGAGAGGCGTGATATGCCTTGATTACTTTGCGCTTATCTGAAGAACCAAGAAACTCTGCTGCCGTTGAGATTGTCTCTGGTTGTTCTGTTTTGGTAATTTTGCCTGAAGCTGTGCGCTTTTTGGTCTTAGCTGGTATCTTTGCCATTATTTATGCCTTAGTAATTGGTGTAACTGTTAGTGCAGAAAGTTCATCTAATGATAGTTGAGGTGCAGAGGTAGAAAAGAAAAGAAGCTCATCCAAGTCTTTTTCTACCTGTTCTGGAGTCTTCGCCGGTTTAGCCGTTACGGGTGGATCATGCTTAGTTTTATGAACCTCAATATCTCTAAACCTAATAGAATCAAGTTTATTGTCAACAAGAAGCTGAATAATTTCTTTGAGTTGCGCAATATCATATACATCAGTCATTATCATTCTCCACGCTGTTGTTCCACCATGGGGTCCGTATTTGCCTTATGGTGGATTTTTTATTTAGAAACTGTTTCTCTATATCTGTTACTATTTGCTCTTCAAAAGGTAATGGTGGCGTTACCGCTCTAAAGAAATAGGCTCTTGAAAAGAAGTGACAATACAGTAGGGCGTCACTCAAATGATTTTCATATTTAGCGTTCTCTTTATGTTGACCCCTTAGTAAGGCCTTTTGATCCCAAATAAGTGTATCTAATTCGTGCTTTAGGTCTTTATTGGTTTCAGCTATAATATATAAGTTACGTGTAATAAGGTCACCATTCAGCAAAGCAATATGTGCCTCTTTGCCATGTTTATCAGCGGCCGTTAGTGGTAATGAGTGTATTTGTCTCATCTCTTCTACCGCTTGAGTATTTGCGGCATCAACAACAATATGACTGAACTTATATTTCTTTTGTAGGTCTTTGATTATATTAGCAACCGAACTTATAATTAGACCAGACTGTTTGAAAGATTCGAGTATATAGAGATTATTATCATACCTTAGATTATATGCGCCTATTACAAAAGCTGTAGCGTCATAATACCCTAAGTCTAAAGATAGTATATATATACAATCATTATAAAACCATTTAGGTAATATATGTTTATCTATGAAATTATAATCTTGTGACTGATATACTCTTGCATCGGTTTCTGGCACCCACTCGTTTTCATACTCCATTCTGTAAAATGGGGTTTTTACTATGAGCGGATTATCTTCAATCATTCTGGCGATTTGTTTCTCCATATTGTTTTTTACATGCGGATTTTGACGCCAGTGCCATTGATGAAGTGACCACCCCGGTTCTTTCTTGGTGGCTACCTTGAACCAGTATGACGCATCGGTCATATTGTTGCCCGGCGTGCCCACTAAACAAATCGTGCCATTCGCATCGGCCAGTGTAGGCATCAAGACCTTATGCACCAGCATGTTGAGGTCATTCTCGAAGTTCTGACATTCATCAATAACTACCAGCGAATACTTCTTGCCCACCAGTTTGCGCATTTGACCTTCGGAGGCATCTGCACCTGTTAGATATAGTATAGAACCATTATCGAATTTAATTTGTAGTTTAGAGGTTCCAGGGTTAGCCTTGATCTCATATTTCTTCAAGATATTATCGAAGACATCTGTCCACATAATGTTTTCAGCCGCTTCTTTAGTTCTTGCCAGATAGAGAACGTTAGTTTGTTTAGTAAGACATTCATTCACTAAATAGAGACCAACGGCAGAAGACTTGCCTGCGCGCCTTGAAGAACATGCGGCTTTAGTGTGTGATGGATCGTTAATGAAGTCTAACTGTTCTTTAAATGCAGACTCTAACACATTCGGGATTATTTCTGTTTCAATAGAAAGTATCCGTTGTTTGGCTAATTTCTGTAATAGCTTATGATTGGTCATCTACAGGCTCTATTACAGCTACTTGACATAGTGGAACTAAAACAGTTTTATCTGTAATACTATTATAGATAATTAACATACCATTAGAAATACGTAGGTCAAATTCTTCTACTGAAACAGAGTTTCTCCAATTCAAAAAGATTGGTATGTCTTTGATAAAAAATACTTTAGCCACTTTGATCTCCATAACGGTTTCTGAATTTGGCAATACGGCTTTGTGTCTTCCCATGTTATTTATACCTGTCTAACTGATATGGATCGTAGATGAGTTCGAATTTCTTCTTGAACTCTTTGAAAAGTTTAAACATATGAGTCACAATTAGCGGCTTGGGCGTTAGTGAGCCTGTGAGCAAGTTTGTGAATATTTGCTCCCTTCGGTATATGCCTTTGACTTGACTCCAATGAAGAATGTTATAATTTGGGTTACGGCTGTCTATTACGATATAGCCGGCTATGATGTCGGGTTCATCGTCTAGGCACGCTATGGTGCAGGTTGATGAAAACAGTATTTTCTCTATAATTGCCTTTTGGTGTGGAAAGTAAATTGAATTAGGCACATTTGATGTCGGAAAGACCTTATGGAAGTCTACTGACCATGTTTTTAGAACATAACCCATATCAGAAGCCTGCATAGGCCTAAAGATTAGCGGAAGGTCACCAATCATTTTTCGATAGCCTCGGCATTGATGATGGATAATAGGTTCTGCTTGGTTTTAGTCTTTAGGTCTAACTCAAGCTGCTTTACTTCAGCCCTATAGTCTTTGTAGATTTCTCTTAGGGTCGTAGTGAAGTTGATTAGATTTTTGACATCATCAGCATTAAGCTCGTCTTTTTTGGATAGCGACTCTATCTCTTTTGAGATACACCCTACCGCTTGTTCCAAGATAGCCGGTATCTGGTCGAGTTCTACTTTACGTTTTTTCATACACACTCCCTGACTTCGCTTTGAGATGATAC